ATGTTTCTACTTGTCCGTCAATGTTATTATAAGCCATTATGCTTTGTCCTTACGAGCTTGTGCTTCTAGTGCTTTGCCTTCAGATGTCTTAAGAACATTAGTCATTGCTTTTGCGCGAGCAACGGCCTTGTTTCCTGTGAGACCTGAATCTGCAATTTCAGTTGTAATAAGTGCATCAAGTTTATCTTGAGCAGAAGTCATTTGACCGTCTACATCTGTAGAACCTGTTTCTTCCATCAGTTTCCCAAGGGCAGCATCAGCAGATTTAAGTGCGGTCAAAGTAGTTTCATCAGAGCCTACGAGCTTCAGGAGTGCCTTGGCATCATCCATTGCGAAGTTTGGCAGGTCACGGTTGGCTTGCTCTGTAAGTGTAGCATCTAGCTTATCAGCAAAAGCTGTTTCTAGTGCTGTAACTACAGCTTCAGGGAGTGTGGCTTTGTCTACCATAGTTCCAGCTACTTCAATAAATTCAGCAACCGATGCTTCTTCTTTGGTAAGACCTTCAGCAGTAATGCTGTAGCCCTCTGCCATAACAGATGCACGGAGTGATTCATTAGCAGTTGTTGCAACAGCAAGATCAGCCTGTAGCTTTTCAATTTCCTCAGGTGTCATAAGGGTTTCCTTGTTTGTATTGATTGACAGTGATTGATAAACTCGCGGGGCTGACGTTGCGAGTTCGGTAAGGGCTACATCTAGTGTAGATACGCCATCGGCCAGTCCTTGATCGACAGCCTTTTGCCCCCTATACATCCGAGCTTCAGTAGCACGAACTGCATCTGGTTTAATGTCTCTAGCCTCAGCTACAGCACTAATAAACATCTCATAAGAATCATTGACTGACTCCTGCAAGTAACTTAGAGCTTCACCCTCAAGTGGAGCATTAGGGTTACCAGCAACCTTGTAATCTCCAGCGTAAATAAAGGTAGGTTTGACGCCAGCCTTTGCATTAGCTTCTGAATTATCAACGTGCATGGCAACGACACCAATGGAACCAACGGAACCTGTCTGTGTCGTGTAAATCTTATCAGTGGCAGAACCAATGAGGTATGCAGCAGAAGCCATAGTGTCCCGTGCCATCGAGATCATAGGCTTACGTCCGCGCTGGCTCATAAGATAGTCTCTGAAGTCAAATGCCCCAGCAACTTGTCCGCCACCTGAGTCAATGTCCAGAAGAATGTTCTTGACACTCTGGTCACTCATTGCGTCTTCTACTTGTTCCTGTAGGGAAGCATATGATGTCATTCCTGACATAGCCTCAATACCTGTAGACCGATGTGTCATAGACCCTACAATAGGGATAACACGTGTACTGTCAGATAGGCTCAAGGAGGTCCGCTGAGAGGCATCTTTGTCTTGCTTGTACATACCCTCACCTAATACTCCAATACGCTCTGATAAGACCGCACAGAGGGTCTCAGCGTAATCAGGGGTACACAGCAAAGGTGTATTAAGGATTAACGTGGATAGATGATTAAGTTTATTCATTTGATTACTCTCTGCAATTTATCTTCCTGCAACTCTCTCTATTGTTATCGGGTTAACACTTCAAACTTGCCACCAGCCTTTAATGTGATGTTGTTTGTGCCTGTGATATTCTTGATCCAGACCTCAGCCCTATCCCCTTGATCCATTCGGAGGTTGCCAGAGAAAGCTACGTTGCTCGATAATGTTCCTAAGAGGCCACCGTTGATAGTTGTAAGATACTCAGGACCAATGTTGACATAAGACCCCGTAGAAGAAACGTATTGTCTAATCTGTATTGCAATAACAGTGTTTGCCTGTCCAGAGAAAGAAAACACCCCATCACACCTAGCCTCAACTGTTTGGCTACAGTCTAACCTTAGGCCATTAGTGTTAGCAGTGCTGTACCAGTAAGAATCTGTTAAGGTCATAGCACCTGTAAGCTGCGTAAGCTCACCTTGGGTAGTTATGACTACAACACTATCTGCTGTTGGTGTGTGTGATGCACCTTGGTAAGTATTGCCAATGCCTACGCAATTCTTTATAAGTGCCTTAGTTGAGGTAGCTGGCAAGTTTGGAACAGTGGACCCACTTGGGTTAGCCCTCAGGCCAGTCAGTGCAAAACCTGCGTCTAACAGTATATTGCTTGGGGAGAAGTCGCAGAAGATACCCCCTGTTGTCCCTAAGCCTAAGATATTCATATTAGTTCTAAAGGAACCACCTAGCGTTAAACTACTGCCAGCACGAAATAGAACACCTGTCATAGGACGACCAACAGCAATACTGTCAATAGCAGCCCATCCTCCAGACCATGTGCCTGACAATGTGATACCATCTAAGCAGCCAATGAACCCTACGTTTCGGCTTAACCCTTGCCTATACCCTGTGACCTCACCTAGAGAAGTACATGAGATGAAATTGACATTGTTAAACTCAACACCACCGTTGTTCTCTTGATTGTCTAAGGCCATTACATTAGATGTACTACCAGAGACTTCTACGTCTAGGTTTGACAGGAACAAGTTACCAGCATATGTACCAGTAGGGTTGACAAACATTGTGTAGTTGTCTGCACTAGACTTAAGGAAAGAAGTAACAAAACCATTCCCCCCAATACTCAAACCACCATCAGGAACTGTAATCTGCTGCGACCCCATCTCAACAATACCGTCGATATAGTATAAAGTAGCACTTGACAAAACACCAGATAGATCAAAGGCACTTCTTACGTACTTAATTGACTTAGGGGCATCAGGTATAGCATGACCACCACCATTGTTAATCAAGGGAACCTTAGCTTCTGCACCTCTAGGCAACTCACCAGCATCTTCCTTACGACCGTCACTGTAGGTAATAATTAGATGATCTTTAGCGTTAACCCTAGTAGACTTAATACTAATGCCACTGTCACCAGTGTTACCTTTGTCACCCTTGTCACCTTTGTCACCCTTAGTACCTTTGACGCTCTCACCACGTAGACCTCTTTGGCCTCGTATGGTGTCACCCTTGAGACCCTGTGGACCTTCAACAGTGTCACCTTTGTCACCCTTGTCACCTTTGATGCTATCACCCTTAAGGCCAATGTCACCTTTGATGCTATCGCCTTTGTCACCAGTGTTACCTTTGATGCTATCGCCTTTGTCACCAGTGTTACCTTTGTCCCCTTTAATGCTATCCCCTTTGAGGCCTTTTGGGCCTTCAAATGATTGGGAACGCTTTGTGACCTCACGCTCAACTAAGGCTTTGGTCAGGGCTAGGTTAACTGAGATCGTCATGCTTTAGGTACTCCAAGGAGGCTTTTAGGACATCTTCCTCCAGAACCTCTTTCTTGCTCTTGGGGGCTTCTGCCTTCACGGGTTTCTCTTTAGCTGCTACTTTAGACTTCTCAAGCTCTCTACGAGCGTCAGCTTTAGCAATAATCCTATCTGCATCAACCTGTGGCAACTCAGCATTATGTAGCAATGCGTTAATTACCTCTGGTTCATCAGACAGATCAATGTTAGCACCATTGAGATTGCGAAGGTAAGACCCAAGCTCTCTAAGGTCATGCGGAGCTACGTCACCAGCCTTAATCTTAGGCATAGTCTCAACAGGCAAACCATTGAGTTCCCAGAGAGGTTCAACTAACTGTTTGTTCAGTACATCAGCAATTGTGTTAATATAGCTTTCTAATGCACGTAGGAATAAGTCAGTCTTAGATTTGCTAAGAGCATATGACCCTCCATTTGTACCAAGCATAAGAAACTCAGATAAGACACTACGAGCAATGTCATGCTGATACCTGTCAATGATTGGGCCAATGTCAATGTTACGATTACCTTGGGATGTCATAAGCTCAACATCTACAAGTCTAGCAGCAACCCCACCAGTTGACTTACCGTCTTGGTCTAACAACAGATCAGAAGGCAGCAGTGCATAACCTTGAGCATTAAGCTTTAGATCAGACAGCATCTTTTCCATCTGTTGACGAACAGCTACTTGACCCTCAGTTGCATCAGCAGCTAGGTACTCCGCAGGAATACGTCCGATAGGAATACCGTGCATCTCACGCTCTACAGCAATAGCTTCAATAGACTGCAAGTTTGTCAGGTATGTATAGCTTGTGTAGGCATTACGTAAGATCGAACGACCAGATGGGTCATTATCAATTGCTGTAGTGCGGTAGTAAACACTCTTGTTAGATGGAATGAGGTTATCAGAA